TACCAATACGTGATAAAGAAAAGATTAAAGAATTTAAGCATGCTTTAAAAGCAAAGAATGAAAGAAATTATATTCTTTTCATGATTGGAACTAACGCCGGATTACGTGTATCAGACATATTGCCATTACGTGTTCGAGATGTTAGAGGTGAATATTTAGAAGTGATTGAACAAAAGACTGGCAACGTGCGGGACATTCCTATAAATGACTCATTAAGACGTGCACTAGATAGATACATCAAAGGGAAGAAGGATAACGAATATTTAATTAAGAGCCGTGAAGGTGGCAACAAACCTATTAGTAGATGGATGGCTTATAAGATATTACGAGAGGCTGCAGAAGAAGTGGGACTTGCCAGAATTGGAACACACAGTATGCGTAAGACATTTGGGTACAACTTCTACCAACGAACAAAAGATATAGAGACATTGTGTAAGATGTTAGGCCACAGCGATTCAGAAATAACGAAACGATACATTGGGATAGAGGATGATTTTATTCGTGAACAGTATTTAAAACACACGAATATTTGAAACCGTAATCCCTTTTCTTACCGCATTAATTACACATAAAAATGACTAGGTGTAATTGGGAGAAAAATAAATATGAAATGCTGATGTATCAAGGCTTTAATAGCGCCCTGCGAGTTACACAGAATATAAAGATATGGTGAACTGAATGAAAAGTGGTTGTAGGTTGTCAACTATAGGTGAAAGGCTCATGAGTTTAAGGAGCTATGAAATACAGTGCGAATACTTACGGCTGTAGACGTCATAGGCGGTCTACAATAGCTTGGGTCCTTCCCCCAGGGGGGACGGCATACGGGGCTTGCGAGCCCCATAAATGGGCTAGATTTAAAAAAAATTTTTTACTTCGGAATTACGGTTTGGAGGGTTGATGCATGGAAGGTGTAAAAGAGGTTGACGGTAGAATGCTTGTGACCACAGCACGACTATGTGAAATACTCGAAATAACTGATAGAACAACTACCAACTGGAAAAGGTCAGGATGTCCACAACATAGTCGTGGATGGTGGGATGTTAAAGATGTATTAAAATGGCGTGGCCAAATTTCCACAACTGAAGATGCTGCTACAAAAAAAGGACGTAACCTTCAGCAAGAAAAATTAGAGTGGGAAGTCGAATATAAGAAACAACAAACGGAACTTACTCGCATGAAGAATGATTTAGCGGAAGGGAAATATGTTGAACGAGATTTTGCAGAAGCAGAACTAAGTAGATTTTTCTTGGTGTTTAAAAAATCAGTAACATCGCTATCTCGAAAATTGGGTAATGCCATTAGCAGCTATATAGAACCAGTAGAAGCTAGACGAGTAGAACAAGAAATTGCAGATACAATTAACGATGCCTTAGAACAAATGAGCGTGGATGGTGTATACAATGCGAGAAAAGCAAAACAAAAAAAATAAATGGGCCCCATTTATTGAAAATGCTTTAAAAACATTAAAGCCACCCGAAAAAATGAAAATGAGTGATTGGGCTGAAAAATATCGTATTCTCGACAGTAAATCGAGTGCAATTCCAGGTCCGTGGCGAAACTCAGTAACACCATATCTTGTAGGAATTATGGACGAATTCAATAACGTCCAAACAGAGGAAATTATCTTTGTAAAACCAACTCAAGTTGGAGGTACAGAAGTTTTACAAAATGCCCTTGGATATTTCGTTATGCAAGATCCTTCACCATGTATGGTTGTTTATCCTTCACAGGACTTAGCTGAGCATGTATCTGAAAATCGATTACAAGAGATGTTTAAAGTTTCAAAGCCGTTAGCTGAAAAATTTTATCCAAATAAATCAGAAATGTTAGAACTACAATTTGACGGAATGTTTATAACGTTAGAAGGTGCTAATTCCCCAGCTAGTTTATCGTCTAAACCAATTCGATATTTATTATTGGATGAAGTTGATAAGTACCCTGGTGCCTCAAAAAAAGAAGCAGATCCAATAAGGCTTTCCAGAGAGCGTACAAAGACATTCTCAAACAGAAAAATATTCATGGCGTCTACACCTACACTTCGAACAGGACATATTTGGAAAGCAAAAGAAGATGCAGATATTGTTAAGCATTATAAAGTCCCTTGTCCGCATTGTGGTGAATTTATTGAATTGAAATTCAAGAATATTAGGTGGTCAAGTAAAGAAGAAGTTGAGTCAGTTGCAGATCGTGCTGAAACTGCAAAATATGTATGTCAAGAATGTGGTTGTTTCATTTCTGATAAACATAAGGCACAAATGTTGCGAGATGGACGCTGGGATATAGTCTCACAGAAGACGCAGTTTCCACGAAAGGTATGCTTTTGGATGAATACATTATATTCACCATTTGTTCGTTTTTCGGAGATTGCGAAAGAGTACTTAACAACAAAAGATGATCCAGATGCTTACCAAAACTTTATTAACTCCTGGATGGCAGAACCGTGGGAAGATACAAAGTTAAAAACGAATGCTGACATGGTTTTAGAACATCAGACAGAGTTTGAAGAATTTAAAGTACCTGATTGGGCCGTAATGCTTACAGGCGGGGTAGACGTGCAAGAAACCAGTCTATATTGGACAATAAGAGCATGGGGTCCATATTTAACCAGTCAAAACATCGCTCATGGACAAGTACTTAATTTCAAAGATGTCGAAAGAATTATGAATTTAGAATTTAAAAAAGACAATGGAGAAGTTTTGTTAGTACAACTTGCTGGTGTAGATTCAGGACCAAACAGACGATGTGTATGAGTTCTGTGCAAGAAATTCTGAATGGGCAGTGCCCATTAAAGGGGTAGCAGGAGGTCACTCTCATTTCAGAATTAGTAGAGTTAACAAAAACTCCTCCAGTGCATTTGGAATGCAATTAATTCTTGTCGATGGTGGTAAATACAAAGATATGATTGCTTCTCGATTAGCAAAACCAATGGGAGAAGGAAGTTGGATGGTTTATCAAGGCTGTGATATGGAGTATGCGGAACAGGTAACAGCAGAGCATAAAATACGTGTTAAGGGTAGTAACCAGTTAGTATGGGTGCCTAAGACATCACATGCAGATAATCACTATCTGGACTGTGAAGTATACGCAATGGCGGTTGCTGATGTATTGGGTGTTCGTACTTTGAGTTTGATGGAAGATGAAACAGTAGTTGAAGAATCATCCAATGAACAGCAGGTGAATGATGAAACTGTAAATTACAACGATAGTTGGTTAAATACAAAGAAATGGTAGTTGTATTTAGAAAGGGGTTATATAAATGACAACACAGGAAGAATTACAACAAGTAAACAATGCCATTGCTGCTATTGAGATAGGTGGCCAAGAATATCAAATCGGTTCAAGGCGTTTAAAACGTGCAGATTTAGCTTTACTGTATAAAAGGCAAAAGGAATTAAAAACACAAGCTGAAGCGGAAAATTCTGACGGCTTAGTATTAGCGAATACGTCAGTTGCTGTTTTCGATAGAAGGTAGGTGCAAGATGAACTGGTTAGACCGAACTATTGCATGGGTTTCGCCAGAACGAGCATATAAACGGTTAGGCTATCGACAGGCTGTTGACGGAATGCGTTCTTATGATGCAGCTGGAGATGACCATTTAAATGCAGGATGGCGAGCGGTAAATGCTAAAGCAGAATCAACTGATGGTATGTATAGGGACACCATTAGAGCTCGAAGTCGTGATTTAGAACGTAATAGTGACATTTTAGAAAGTGTGGTTCTTGCATTTGAGAGAAATGTTGTTGGTGGCGGGTTTAAATTGCAAGCTAAAACTGAAAATGAAGATTTGAATACCACCATTGAAGAGTTGTTCAAATTATGGTGTCGCCCTAAAAATTGTGATGTGACACAGCAACAGAGCTTTTCAGAAATATGTCAAATGATAGTTCGCCGTCAAAAGGTTGATGGTGGTATTATCGTTGTCTTGCGATATATAGACGATGGAGTGGTGCCATTGTCATTGCAACTTTATGAGGTAGATGATTTAGATACAATGATTCCGACTACCACAGCAACGAAAATTATAAA